TACCAAATAATAAAATAATACGAGTGCCTTTCCCTTTTGTAACATCAGTTAATGATTATTTAGAAGGTGTAGATAAATATTTTAAATTATATGGTTAATTTAAACTCAAATGTTCAAGTTAAGCAAGTTGAAAATCTTTTAGTTATAGACCCAAATGGTGTTGGGTCTAACGGTGTTAATACAGAAGATTTAAGTATTTCTGTTGAATTAGAAGTTTTCGAAAGAGGTGAAGAACCAATTATTTTTTCTGATGATTATGTAACAACTACTAATGATGTGCCTTTAGAAGCAACTAGAATTAGTTTTATAGATGGTTCAGGTGATGAAGGAAAACACCTAACAACACATTATACTGAATTAAATACTAAATTTAATGATGATAATAAAAATGTAGGCACACTAGGTATCGAATCAATCGACATTGGTTTCAACACTTCATATACACCAATAGTTAAAATACGATTTAAAGATATTAGAGCTAAATTATTTGAGTTAGGGGAAGAATCTCCTTATAGTTTCTTATTCAGAATGCCTTACCCGATATTTTATTTAACAGTTAAAGGTTATTATGGTAAACCAGTTAAATACGCTTTACACCTAACAAAATTTAATGGTGAATTAGATAATGAGACTGGTAGTTTTATAATAACATGTGACTTCATTGGGTATACTTACGCCTTTTTAAGTGATTTACTTATGGGTGTTTTAAAAGGAATCCCCTATACTCAAGACGGTATTGGAATTATAGATAAACAATCTGACTTTATAACTTTTAGTGAATTAATTTTAACTGTAAAAAAATTAGAAGAAACTATAACAAATTTTAAAAATAGTAATGAAAAATTAAAAGCGTTATCCATATTTAATGATTTAAATACTAAATTAGACGGTATTAAAGAAAAACTTATAATTGATTTAGTTAATATAAATGGTAATTATAGTATGATTACCGATACTAACTTAAATGGGTCTGATTATTTATCATATTCACATAAGTCATATGATTTAACAAAAAATGAAATTGAACTTTATGAAAATAGTACTTTAAAATTAGTTAATGAATATAACTCTTTTAACGATAATAAAGGTAGTAAAGAACAATATGAATTAGACATTGATAATTATCAACTAGATAATAATGGGATATACATAGAAGGTTTTGAAGTTAATGATTTTTTAAGATTTACACAATTTAACGAACCAATAGGTGTTAAATCATTTGATGAATTTATAACAGATAATGATATTATTAAAAAATACCCAAATTATAACAACCCTAGTAATAAAAAAATTGAGAAATATTATAATGATTTTATATCAATTATTAATCATAAATTCAAGAGTAAATCAGGTAATGGATATATTTTAAGTAATAAAAATTTATTAGATATTAGATTTGCATTAGATGAAATTAATGAATTAAAATTAAAAATTAATGATGATTATAATGAAAAAAAAGAAGAAGTTGATGAAGAATTTCTTGACACAATAGATAGTTATTTAAAATCAGATGAAAGTACTTTTGATGCATCAATTGGTTCTTTATTTAAAATTTTATGTAATCACGTTGATTTATTTATTAAAGTAATTAAAAAAGTTGAAGGTAAAATAAAAAGTGATATTGACTCTGGTAATAGAAATTTACCAGCATCAGAAAAAGGTAATTTTACTGAGTATATTGATGGTGACGGGTCAACTGAAATATCAGTTAAAGCATTCCCAGAATATATTGTAGACGAAGGGAATAATTCAAAAAACAAATCTATTAAAGTTCTGAATGAACTAGAGGGTGGTGAATCAGATGATGAAGGTGTAAATAATGGCGGTTTAGTAGAAAAATGGTTAGGTTCTAACCTTAAATTTTCTAATTATGCTGAAGTTAAATTTATAAACGATTTATTTCATTCGATTATGGAGTCGGCTAAAAAAGATACTTCGAACCTAAAAAGTTTGTCCTCAAAAGAAAATAAATTAGGGTGGTACCCAATAAATCCGTTAGAAACTAAAGCGTTTGATAATGATAATGTTAATCCATGGACTGTAATTTCAGATTCCAATTCAATTGAAAGTGTATATAAATTAACACTTCAAAGAATGGCGTTATTTTTAGGTTATAGTAATAGTAATTTAATTTTAGAAGATGTTATAGATATGGCTAAAATTGAGGCCAATCAATTACATGAGATATTAATTAATCCAAATATTAAAAATGGTGTTATGCCATCAGGTGCTGATAATAATACATATAATGTGAAAATTAAAGAATTTCTTGGTGATTTCATAAATAGTTTCGGTAAAATGGGTGATGGGTATGATTTAAGATTTTATTTTAATAACAATAAAATATTTGGTGAAGATGATGGTGATGGTTCACAAACATATAGACACGAACCTTACACATCTCTAGAAGAGGCTTTAGAGGATACCGAAACCTACATCCCAATTACCCAAACGATTAGTGATATAAAAAATAAAGAAAATTCGTTAAATAATTTTTCCACTAGAAGTTCAACTTTAAATACATTTATAAGTAGTGTTGTCTCAAATACCAAGGAAAATGAAAACAGTGAAAATTTAAATGAATATGAAACTTTTATTAAAATAATAGATGTTAAAAATTATAAAAAAACTTTTAAATATAATAACTATATAAATGAGCGTTCATCTAAATTAACTAAGTCATTTACTAGTAATACTAACATTAGTGAAGTTAATGATTTTTATGGTGGAGTGTATAAAACACACGAATTTATAAAATATAAACACTCAGAGTTCGGTGAAATTCCGTTGTTTTATGAATTTTATGATAAATCATTAAAACTTAATTTAGTTAATAAATTAAAAAATAATATTAAAACTAAGGGGAGTGATACACACCAACCAAGTTTTTTAAGTAATGAAAAAACATTTTCATTATTTGGTAGTGAGTTTTATTATGCACAAGAAGAAGCTGGTAAAGCGTTATTATTTTTACATACAATCCCATTTGATGGAATGATTCAAGAAAATGGGCAGTTAGAAAGAACTATTTTTAGTGAAAGGAATTTGAAATTCTTTAATGAAAGAGCTGGGTTTGTATCAATTCCAAAATCTTGGTCACTACTTTTAGGTGGTTTATTACATAGGGATTCAGAGGATGTGGATATTTTAAAATATGTTGATGGTAATACTAGTTTAATACCTAATATTAATATTAATGACATTAATATTAATAAAGATGAACTTTTAATATATACATTTGTTTCTGGTAATATTATTGATGGGCCAGTTAACGCTCGTGGTAATGGGTCAATGAATTTTAAAACACCAATAGGTGGGAATAATCAAACTAAATACCAAGTACTATCTGATGTAATAAAAAAATTACCAAAATCAGTTAAAAAAGTTTTTATTGATGACTTTACTAATTGGGTGAAAAGTGATTGGTTAAATTTAAAAACCAAATTAGAAATATTCAAAGCTGATATAACAGCCACGGAAATTAACGATTTTACGAATAGTTTTAAATTGGGTGATTTAAATACTACCTTATTAAATATAAGTGTTTCTAATAGTTATGAAAGTTATCAAATTAATAAAAGTGGTGGTAATAATTTTGACTTAACAATTAAATATAATAGTGATACAGATAAAGCTTTAACTAAATTCTTAGTAGATAATAAAATATTAATTAATGGCACTTATAGAATTTGGAGTGGGAATAATAAAAGGTTTAAAAGAATAAAATTCTCAAACGAATTTTTTACTAAATATTTAGAAACATTTTTAAATACGTTAAAAGATTTAAACTCAGATAAAAAAAATATAATCGACCCAGATAGTCAATTAAAAATAAAATTATTTGAAACTGATAATGTTGATGACATTAAATTAAGTTTATATAAAAATATTAAATCTATTTACAATAAGTGGATTGTTGGGGTTCACCCAAGTTTTGAATCAGTAATTGTAACAGAGTTATATAAATCTTTCAATTTTTACGATAGGGCGTATATTGATATATCAGAAAAATTTAAGATTTCACCAACTGGATTTGCACAAGAATTAAGTAAAGCCTCAAACATTAGTTTTTATAATTTTATTGCTAGTATATTAAGTGCTAACAATTTTGATTTTATACCATTACCTAACTTTATTGACTATTCATCGACTGATGATGTTAAAGGTATGTTTGAGCCTGTTAGATTTAATGATGTAGCTAAAACTAGTGGGCCACAATTTATTTGTATGTATTTTGGAGAGCATTCAAACAAACTAAATATTGATAAAAATAAAAAGGTTAGAAATGATGATAGCTTTAGTATTCCTAGTAAATACGATAAAGATGGTAATTTAATAATAGGTGAATCTAATATACCAAAAGATTTTAAAAAGGGTAACCAAACTGTACCATACTTTTTAGTTAATTACGCAGACCAAAACCAATCGTTATTTAAAAAAATAACAGTAAATCAATCAGAGTTTACTGAAACTAATGAGAGTCTTGAAATAATAGATAGTTTATCAGCTAAAAATAGAAATAATTCTATTGGTCAAAACTTATTTGATATTTATAATAATAGGGCTTATTCAGCTGAGGTTGAAATGTTAGGTTGTGCGCAAATACAACCATTTATGTTCTTTCAAATTAATAATGTACCAATATTTGATGGTGCGTACACAATAATTAATACTAGACATAACATTAAACCTAATCATATGACTACAACCTTTAAAGGGGTTAGAATTAGGCGTATTAAAACTAAGATGATTGATGATAAAACATTATATTCTCACTTATTAACTAATTTAAATGAAGTTGATAATGAAGATGGTAATCTAAATGCATTTAGTAACATTAAGGCTATTAACACCACAAATACATCAGTTGAAACAATATACGCCCCAGCACCATCAGTTGAAGGTGAGAATGGGTTATTAATACAAGGAATCGTAATTGAAGATTAATGAAAATAGAAAAATTTAAAGAGTTGTTGATTACTAAATTTAGTTTAATACAACCGTATTTTAGAAATAGTAGAAATCGAAATATTTCGATTATTGATACGGTGGTTTTACATTGGACCGCTGGTAATAGTGTATCATCGGATATACGAACATTGAGAAGTAATGGTTATGGTTACCATTTTTTAATTGATAAATCAGGTAAAGTTTTTCAAGGTTCACCATTAAATAAAGTGATTAGTCATAGCGGTAATTCTTATGGTCCAAAAGGTAATTACGTTAATGGTCATAGCATAGGGATATCATTTTCAATGAAAGGTACTGAAGGTCCAAGTGAATTTACACCTGAAATGTATGACAGTTGTGCAAATTTAATTTTAAATATAAAACCAAGCCTACCAAATTTAAAATATATTACTGGTCACCATTGGGTTTCACCAGGTCGTAAAATAGACCCATATACCTTTAATTTTGGTGAAATAATGAAATTATTGGGTAACCAATTCGAATTATGGAAAACTGAGTACGCACCCTTCCCAACGGGTTTATCTAATTGTAAATGCGTTAAAGAAGATAGTAAGGGTAATTGCATAAAATCAGTTGGTAAATGCATAGGTGTTGGTGGTTTTGGTTATTCAAAAAGAAATTTAAGTGATGAGATAAATGACATTTCTTTCCAATCTGATTTAGATACTGAGTAATTTGTTTATAGTTTTATTATTTAGTATATTTGCAATATGGAAATAGCTAATATAGTTTGTAGTGACGCAATTAATGTCGGGCCAGAATTCAATGTTGTTGAATCTTCGAGTGATATTATATACACAAACCTACCTACATTAATAATTGGTTATGAAGCAATTGTAGAGATGTGTGGCTCTGAAAATATTAATATTTTAAAGCGTAACATCAATAAAAAAACCTTTTGGACCTTCAAAAGAAATGTTGAACGAAGTGTTTATCAGAGAGATTTAGAAGATTTTATGAGGTATTCTTATAAAAAAGCGGTTGAAAATATAAGCTACGTTGACTTAGATGTTATTCAATTTAAATATCGTAAGTTATATAAGATAACTAAAGAAATTCTTAAATTAAAAGACCCAATATCCTATAAATCAATAAATAACGTAATTTACATATATTCAAATAATTTAATATTTGGGGTGGATTTAAATTTATTGAGGTTTGCTGGGGTTGACGTTGAAAAAATAGAAAATAAAATAATTAAAAAAAGTCTCGTGTTTCTTGAGGGTAGCGAGATACTTATAGAATATAACAATCATTTGGAAAGATTAAACTACGATTACAAATATCTTCCTTTTCTATATTCTATAAATCCCCATGACTAAAAAAATAATGGTTGCTGCCTTTGTTTATAAAAACAAACAAAAGTGGTTTCTTGAATATCTATATGAAGAGTTTGATATTGAACATAATAAGGTTTTCATTTTTGAAAGTCTTAATCATGAATCTAAACACATCTACACTTTCTATATTGAAATAGGTATTGATGAAAGGATAAATTTACGAGATTACTTTAATCACGCACTTATCATACATAAAAAAAGAAAAACATTTTATACTATAAACGCCTTAAATTCACTAATTGAACGTGAACATAACTTAGAAAAAGGTAATATTGTTTATAAAGATTGGAAAATCGATTGGAATAACCATGAGGACCAATTAATAATAAATAGTAACAATAAATTAGTATTAATGGACTTAATACGAGTTTTTTACTAATTTTAAACTATTTATAATAAATACAATAGTTAATAAATTTAATCTTATGAAAAATAATAAAATAGATAGACTAAATATGTTTTTAGAGGGTAGTGAAGATGAGGGCACTGTATGTGACTTAGATGGTAACTGCGAACCAAAACATATTAAACAAGATAAAAGTATTGTTGAGAGAGTCAACAAAAAAATAATAATTGAAGACGGTAGACAACTTTTAATGTAATGAGATACACAAACGAAGATAACAACAAAGATAAAAATAGGTTTAACTTACTTTTAGAATACGATTTTTATGTTGGTGAAGAAGAAGATAATGTTGAACCAAAAGGTGAATTAGTTCTTGAAGAACCACCACAAGATGAATTAGATGCTGGTGATGAAGATTTAGCTGGTGATGAACTTGGGGGTGAAGAAGAGCCAATGGGTGATGAAGAACCAATGGGTGATGAAGAACCAGATGGGTTTGGTGGTGAAGAAATGGCAGAACCAGAAATGGACGAACCATTAGCAGAACCAGAACCAATGGAAGATGAAGTTGAATTAGATGTTACTGAATTAGTACAAGGAACTGAAGAAGCTAAATTATCCGCTGACAGAGCAAATCAACAAATTACAACATTAATGACTAAGTTTGATAATTTAAATGCGTCATTAGAAAGAATGTCTGCGATTAATGACAAAATAGATAATTTAGAAAACGAAGTTGAAAAAAGAAATCCAACTCCTGAAGAAAAATTAGAGATGCGTTCATTAGATTCATTTCCGTATAGTCTTAAATTAACTGATTATTGGTCTGAAAAAGAGGGTAATTATGATGCGATGGGTAATGATAAAACTGAAAAAGCTGATGAAGAATATGTTTTAACACAAGATGAGGTTGATAGTGATTATAACCCTATTGAAATTAAAGATTCGTTCAGTGACACAAATACAGAAGAAGAATATAAAAAATTCTAAAAATTAAAATACTGTAAACAAGAGATTTAAAGTGTGATATTAAAAATATCACACTTTTTTTTTAAAAAAGATTCAATTATACTTGTCATAAGAGTTTTTATGTAGTATAATTGCAAAACGTTATTCAAGTTACAGATTTGTTTAATTAAAGATTGCCACTGATGAATTATAACTGGTGGTAATACAAATAAAGCCCCCGATATTAAAAAACGAAGTCGGGCAACTTAAAAACAATTATTTATTATGAGTGAAGAAAATTCAACATTAGCCGCAATGTTAACGCAGTACGAAACTGCAACAACATTCTCAAATGAAAATTCATTTGACAAAAAAAATTATTTCTCAACCTTCTTACCTGAAGGTGTAAACAGCAAAATGACTGCAATCAGAATTTTACCTTCGAATGGTTCTCCTTTTGAGGAAGTGCACATTCACAGTGCTAAAGTAGATGGTAAAAATCGTAAATTTACGTGTATTCAACATTTAAATGATGAAGTGTGTCCATTTTGTGAAGCTAGGGAAACCTTGCTTGCCACTGGAGAAAAAAGTGATGAAGAACTAGCTAAAAGTTACAGAGCTAGAAAAATGTACATCGTTAAAGTTATCGATAGAGATAATGAGGCTGATGGCCCAAAATTTTGGAGATTCCCAATCAACTACAAAAAAGATGGTATTATGGATAAAATCATGGCAACTGTAAGGTTAGTCAATGAGGATGTCACTAACCCAGAAGTAGGTAGAGATTTAGCACTTAGTATTGTTAGAGTTAAGAACCCAAGGGGTGGTACTTATCCAGCTGTGAATTCAGTTCAAGCACTTGACAAAAGTCCGTTAAGTAAAGATGGTGAGTTAGCTAAAAATTGGTTATCCAATGAAAAAACATGGAAAGATGTTTATTCAGTAAAAGATTATAATTATTTAAAAATTATAGTTATGGGTGAAATTCCAGCGTGGAGTAAAAAACTTGAAAAGTTTGTTTCTAAATCTTCATTAACACCTGAAGATAGTGAAGTTACTACAGATGAATTAGATTCAAAAATAGTTATGGGTGCTAACGTACCAAAAGTTGAAGCTGAAG